GCTATGAGCTGCGATTCGACAAGAGCGGCAAGGCGGTACATAGAGCGATCCTGCGGGACGCGAGCAAGCACAACTGCCTTTTCTACTGCCCGCTGGCGAAGGTGCAGGGGGTAGAGGTATGAGGCCGACCGCCGAAGAGAGCGCCATGCTGAAAAAGTGGAAGCGCAGGCTTTGCCTGCAAGAGTGGCGAATAAGCCTTGAAACCAACCTTCGGCCCGAGGAAATGTCGATGGATGGCGTGGCGGGCTGCACTGAATGGTCGGAAGCCATTAAGACCGCTCGCATTGAGATCATCGATCCCGCCCACTATGGAGAACGCATTGTGCCGTTCAGCTTTGAAAAGACGCTGGTGCACGAGCTGCTGCACCTGAAATTGACGTTCTGGTGCCAGAACGAGGATAGCGTGAGCGACCGGCTCATGCACCAGATCATTGACGATCTGGCGAGGGCCTTCACGGAGATAAATGTATGAGTAAAGCGGTTTTAATCAGTATCCGCCCGAAGTGGTGCGAGAAGATCATCAATGGCGATAAAACGATCGAAGTGCGCAAGACGCGGCCAAAGATGAGCACGCCGTTTAAGTGCTATATCTACTGCACGCAGAGCGGTGTTGCTCTCGGAGCGTGGGGAAAGCACGGCAAAGTCATCGGGGAATTTCTGTGCGATGAGATCATCAAAATTAACGGCGCGGGAAGAATCCCGTCGGATGCTGCGCGGCCAACCTGCCTAGAGCCTGCGGAGCTGCACCAGTATCTCGGAGCTGCCACCGGCTTCGGCTGGCACATCTCAGATTTGCGCATTTACGATCACCCGCGCGATCTGTGGGAGTTTACCGGCCTGCGGCAGACAAAATACGGTCTTGCGCCCGGGCCCATCACCCGCCCGCCGCAGAGCTGGCGCTATGTGGAGGAAGACACATGAGCTACGATATTTCGTTCAAAGTCAAAGTCGAAGGAGTTGATGCCTACGTCCCCGTTGGTACGTGCGACGCAAATATAACGTGGAACGTTCGGAAGATTATTGAGAAGTCAACCGGGCTGGAATGGAAGAACTGCCAGAACAACGGGCTTTGCGTGGATGTAATTCCAAAAATCAAGGTTGGCTTGAGAGAGTTGGAGCAGAACCCCGACAAATTCAAAGAATACGAAGCACAGAACGGATGGGGGACGGTAAAAGGAACAGCACAATTTTTCCGGAACATTCTTAACGATTGGAATGATTTCCAGCAATGGTATGAAGAGCTTGTTCCGGTTGCGACGTTTTGGATTGAATAGGAGGGGCAATGGA